TAAAGGATGAAGTAGAAGCTGAAAACTTCTTTTTAAACTAATGGCTAATAATTTTATAAATAAAAAAGTAGATTTAACTACAACAGATTTAACCACACTATACACAGTGCCTAGTTTCAAAACAGCTGTTGTTAAATCTTTAATAGTATCTGAAGATGCTGGATCAGGAAGTACGATAACTATAACTTTAGTAAATGCTAGTAGTGCTATATTTAATTTGTTTAAAGACAAAGCTGTAGCATCTAAAGCAACAACAGAACTTTTATCTCAACCTCTTATAATGGAAGAAGGTGAGGCATTAAAAGTACAAGCTGCTGACGCGAACGAGCTGCACGTCATAGCTTCAATATTAGAAATACAGCCAAGAGAGGTAACAACATAATGAAAGACATACCAGTTATAGAACCAAAAGAAGTAATAACAACAATAACAAATATAAAAACAGGCGAGGTATATAACGATGACAATGAATGGAAAGCCAAAAATATACCTGAATCTGACATAAGAAAAGATGTTAGGGTAATAATGCCTAGCCTTGATTTATTTGGAGAAACAAAATAGAATAGACAAATGGCCATAACAAGAGCACAACAAGCAAAACAGATGTTACAAAACGGAGGTATGTTAGTACAACCAGGATTTGGTGGTACTAGACAAGGATACAAAGGTGGTCAAGATTTAGGTGCAGGTGCGTCTGGAATGGGATCTGGTAATACAGGCGGAAATACAGGTGGGGACGGAGATAATAGAAGCGATCGTATGGGAATTACGGGTAAAACAGACGTGGGAACAAAAGGTTTATCAGATAAAGCAAGAGGTGATTTAGAGGCGATGACAAGAGGTTTAAGAAGCTCTATATCAGCACAAAACAGAGCAGCAGCCGTAAAAGATTTTATTGATAAAGCTAAAAAATTTTCGCTTATTAATTTAGGTAAAAAAGGTTTAGATTTTTTATCAACACTTGGTGGTCCTAAAACAAAAGATAATTTAGATATTGAAGGTTATAATATGGCAAACATAGCAGGACCAGCACAAAAAGATTTTGGACCTGAAGATGGTGAGGGAGGAAGTAGGTTATTTGCACCTCTTGTATCATCAGCACCTGTAACATCAGGACCGGTAACATCAGCACCTGCAGCGTCATCTTCAACAGGACAAAATTTAAATAGAATAGCATACAGACTTATGGCTGATGGTGGAGCAGTCATTGACGATGAACCAAGACAAGCATATGGACTTGGTAGTATTGTAAGGAAAGCAACACGAGCTGTTAAGAAAGTTGCAAAATCACCAATAGGTAAAGCTGCATTGTTATATGCAGGAACAGCAGGACTAGGGGCACTTGGAGCAGGAAGTGCTGGAACAGGTTTTGGATTTAAAATGTTTGCACCCTCTGCAGTTGCAAGTAACTTTGGAGCAACAGCAGCTAGAATAGGAGCTAGTAGATTTTTTGCTGACCCAATGACAAGAGCTTTTGGAAAAGGAAATTTAATGGGTGACCCCGCTCAATTTTTTACAAGTAAAGGATCATCAAGTTTATTAGGAAACATATTTGGAGGAAAAACAGGATTAGCTACGGCAGGTATATTAGCAGCATCAACACTACCATTATTAGGTGTAGGTGTTGAAGAACAAGAAGAGGAAGAGTTAAGTCCTTATGTTACAGAAGGTTTAGATATGGCAGCTATTAGAGCTAACCCACGTAAATTTCAAGGTCAAGCATATAGATTAATGTCTGAAGGTGGATCTACTGATTTATCAGATGACCCTAACTACAAAGGTTGGGTTAAAGTATACGAAAAAAGTCCTGAAGCAGCAGAGATGAATGAAAAACACTCTGAGTATTTAAATTTTTACGAGAGAAATAAAACTAAACAAGCAGAGGGTTCAAAAGAACCAGTAGCTAAAAAGGTAATGCCATTACTAGATATGGATGGTATGGAAAAAGATTATAGAGAAACAGGTGGTTTTGTAGAGATGGGACGTATGGAAAAGGCAGATGATGTTCCCGCAAGATTATCAAAGAATGAGTTCGTATTTACAGCAGATGCGGTTAGAAACGCAGGTGATGGAAGTGTGGACAAAGGTGCAGAAGTTATGTATAACATGATGAAAAACCTCGAAGCCGGGGGTGACGTATCAGAAGAATCGCAAGGCTTAGAAGGCGCTAGACGAATGTTTCAAACATCACAAAGATTAGAGGAAGTATTATAATGGCAACACAAACCGTACAAAATTTACCACCACAGTTTATACAAGATTTAGGTAAAGATCTTGCAACACAGATCACGGCTCAAACAGCTGTACCTGTTGTAACAACAGGTATTGCAGGTATTACACAGCAACCTGGTGAAGATGCTGCACAATTTAAAGCAAGGCAAGATGCAGCTAGACAATTTGGTATTAGACAACAAAGTTTAGCAGGACTTGCACCGCAAGTTGCACAACAAGATGCATTACAAACTCAAGCACAAACGTTAGCACAAGCTGGTGTTGGATCTTTTCAACCTTTCTTAACAGCAGCACAACAAGCAGCAGGAGATGTAGCAACTACAATAGGTGGTATTGCTACAGGTGCTCCCACAACACAACAAGTTCAAGATTTTATGTCCCCTTATCAATCACAAGTGATTGACGCGACATTGGCAGAATTTGATCGTAATAGAGCTATACAAGAACAATCTATACGAGATCAGCAAGCAAAATTGGGAGTGCTCGGCGCTGGTCGAGCGGGAGTGCAGCTCGCCGAGTTTGGCACAGGGGCAGCGAGAGAAAGGGCTTTACTACAAGCAGGACTCTTGCAGCAAGGATTTGGTCAAGCGCAAGCAGCTAGACAACAAGACATTGCAAATAGATTTGGTATAGCTGAAGCTCAAAGAGGATTAGGGGCATTTCAATCAGGTTTAGGTGGACAACAACAAGCACTACAAGGAACAGATATTTCACGTTTAGGTCAGTTGGGCGCACTGAACCAAGCGCAGGCACAAGCTCAACTTGATGCACAAAGAGAAGCAACAAGACAAGCAACGTTCCAACCACAAGAACAATTAGATAGATTTGCTGGACAAGTAACAGGACTAATGGGTGGTGTAGCTGGTCAAGGAACAAGAACAACTAATGAACCTAACCCAACACCATTACAAACAGCACTAGGTATTGGTACAACATTATCAGGTATCTATGGTGCACTAGGAAAAGGAACAGCAGCATTTAAAGGTAATGTATAATGAATAGAGTTTTAAAAAGACCAATGTTTAGAATAGGTGGTTCTGCAGGAACTGGTATTACATCAGGGCTAGATCAACCAAGACAAATGTATAATGAGGCAGGATCTGTAAGACCTAACCCATACGCAGCAAACTTAATGCCTGGAACATTACCAGGTTTCTTAACTAGTTTTGGTTTAGATTTATTATCAAGATCACCAAGAGGTGGATTTTTTCAAACAGTTGCAGAATCTGCAAGAGGACCTCTTGCACAACTTCAAGCTGGTGAATTAAGAAGACAAGAAATAGAGGGTGAAAGAGCATTTAAAAGACAATTACAACAAGAACTTTTAGAAGGCCAAAAAGAAATAGCTGGCATAAGAACAGAAGATAACGAAGCTCTGTTAGAAAAATATGATGGTAATCAAATAAAAGCAGCTAGAGAACAAGATTTTTATGACACGGGATTTGCTAGTTTACAAAAAGACTATGGACAAGAAGGTGTTGCTACAGAAGTAATAGACTCATCTGATTATGTTAAAAAAGGTTCATTAAAAAAATTAGTGAAAAGTAGACCAGAGTTAACTCGTCAAGTTATTTACGATGTTGCAAAAGGTAAAGCTATGAGATTAGTTAAAAATAAACTTACAGGAGACTTTGAATTAATTCCAGCAGACAGTGCAGACATAGACACTACAGGTGATCAACAACCATCACCAAGACAAAATCCAGGATTGTTTGGTCAAGAAACAAAACCAAATATAGTTGGTCCAGCGATAGAAAGATTAGGAGAAGAGTTTTCTGACGACTTTTATCAAGGTACATAGGAGTATCTAATGGCAAAATACGTCCCATTAACGGAAGCAGAATTAAATAATGACAGTAGTGTATTTGCATCATTCGGTGCAGGTCTTGCATCTGGATTAATTAAAACTGTAGAAGGAATAGTATCTCTTGGTGCAGAGCTCGTGGACCTTGGAGCAGACAGTAATACAGCAGCAGATGTAGAAGATTTTTTTGATAAAGTAAACATATTTGAAGATACAGCACAAGACAGAGTTATTGGTAAATTAACAGAAGTATTTACACAAATTGGTATACCGGGTGGTGCAGGATTTAAAGCTGCAACTAAACTAGCAGACAAAGCTATCAAAGCAAAAAAAGCAGGTAAGTATGCTAATCCAAGAAGCAAAAACATTATGAAAGGTATGGAGAAGTCTAGAGAATTAAATTTAAGAATAGATAGAAGAATGGGACTTGAAGAGGGAACAACTAAAAGATTTACAGCAGGTGTCTTTGGAGGTGCAACAGGTGAAACATTAGTTGCAGATATAGAAGACATAGGAACGTTTGGTGATTTCTTTGATGGGCC